ACCCTAATCACCAAGTAATGATCTGGGGTGACCCCGCTGGTATGGCACGAGATGCTATCTACGAGGTAACAGCCTTTGACTTCCTGAGAACCCTTGGCCTAAAAGCCCAACCAACTGCTAGCAACGACTTCAAAGTGCGCCGAGAAGCATCTGCCGCACCAATGCAAAGGTTGATAAATGGCAAACCTGGGCTGATTGTCAACCGAGAATGCAAGCTTTTACGCAAGGCGCTAGCAGGTGGATATCACTTTAAGCGCATCGCCGTTGGCGCAGGCCACGAGCGGTTCCGAGATGCGCCAAACAAGAACGAACACTCGCACATCGGTGATTCCTTTGGGTATTTGATGTTGGGCGGGGGTGAATACAACCGCATGACCCGCAGTCCAACCTACGGCGCACGACCATTGGGTCAGCTCATGAACGCCAATACCGACTTTGATGTGTTCACATAAGCTATCACATTGATAGCATAGTATTGCTTTTGGTCATGGAGCGCATAGAATCGCCTCATGGATGACCTGATCAAGCATTTTTTCTCTGATGGCTTGTATGCCAAGGAGATCCGCATACCAGAAAATTACTGTGCTACTCAGCACAAGCATACCTACGACCACATGAGCATTTTGGCTGAAGGATGGGTTGTGGTAAAAGTTGATGGGGTCGAAACTGAATACCATGCGCCAGCTTGTATCAACATTGAAGCTGGCAAGAACCATGAAATCATTGGGGTTACGGACAGTGTGTGGTATTGCATCCATGCCACTGCCGAAACTGATGTTGAAAAAATTGACGAAGTCTTAATAAGGAGTTAACCATGCCATTAATTGCACTTTCCATTTTATTTGGAGCTGGCTATACAGCAAACGAATCTAGACGAGCTAGACGAAGTGCAGAACGAAATCAAGAAAAAGCACTGTTGCAACAGCAAGCTGATGCTGAAGCTATGCGAACAGAACTGTCTCGGCAAACTGCTGAGTATGCCAAGCAAGGCGCTTCACTTGAGCAGCAAGCAAATGTTGCAAGGCAGCAATTTGATACTGCACAAGCGCAGTACAAAGAAAATAAAGCTGCCATGGAAGCAAAAGCTAAGGAAGTGCAAGCCGCTGCTGAAGAAGAACGCCGCAAAGCTGCCGCTTCTGAAGCATCTGCACTTAAAGCTCGGACTCGTGGTGGTCGCCGCTCCCTGCTGTCTCAAGAGCGCATGGATTCTGAGCTTGGTCTTGGCATGACTACCCTTGGCTCTGGAATGACGGTGCAGTAATGGCTACCCAATACCAAAAGAAACGTGCAATGCGCCGAGGAACATCGGACATTGAGCGTTTGGCAAACCAGTACCAGCAAGAGATTGCTGGTATTACTGGAGAACAAGAAGCCGCATATGGTCAGTATCAAAAAGATGTTGGTACAAAAATGGCTCCATACGAAAGTGCTGTTTCTGAGTATTTAAAAAAATATTCAACTTATGAAACAGAGGCATCAGCTTACAAAAAACAAATTGACGAGTACCAGTCAAAACTAGAAGCGTATAAAAAATCTGGGCCGACATATACAGATTTGCCACTTCAAAAAAAAGTAAAAATTGGCACTACGTTTGAAATGGATGCAGAAGTCCCTCTGTATAAATACAAAATTGAAGGCAAGTGGTACAACACCGCAGGTGCTGTGTACGATGAATACGAGCCAATCATGGGTGAGGAACTTATTTATGTGCAAGGCGGTAGTAGGAGAAGGCAACCAACTATTGTTGGTGTTAAAAAACTTAACCCAGCACCAAAGCCATTTAGTGGAACTGCACCTACAGCACCAGAAGCTCCTACAAGCCCAGCCATTGATGAGTTTGATATAGAGCCATTTAAAGCAAAGCAAGCACAAGCAGAACAAACGCTCAAGCGTGAAGTTGGTGAGCGAAGAGCTGCCAAGCTTGGCGCTGTCTCTCGCAAAGCAACACGACCCCTACTCGGAGGAGCAACACCATGAAAGAAGTATGGGACAAGCCAAGACCAAAAGACTTGGGTAAGTCAAAGCCGCTCTCTCCAGTAGAAAAACGCAACGCTATGCGCCGTGCTGCCAAGTCTGGTAGACCATATCCCAACTTGGTGGATTCCATGGCGGCGGCAAAGGACAACAAGTGAGCAAGTACGAAGACCCAGAAGGTGGATTGACGGAAGCTGGACGGCGCAAGTTTGAGCGTTCTGGTGAAAGCAAGAATCTGCAAGCTGGTGTCAAAGAGTCTTCGCCAAGCGGTGAGAAAGCTAGACGCAAAGGCTCTTTCCTGACTCGCTTCTACACCAACCCAAGTGGGCCACTGGTGGATGACAACGGAAAGCCAACCAGATTGGCGCTAGCAGCAAACGCTTGGGGTGAACCAGTGCCACGCACCGCCGCATCTGCGGCAAGACTGGCGGCAAAGGGTCGCAGTTTGTTGAGCAAATACAAGATGGAAGACGAGGACTGAACCATGAAAGACAGCAAGACAAAAATGCAAGACAAGGTCGCCAAGGTCATGCGTGAGTACAAGGCTGGCAAGCTCAAAAGCTCAAGCGGCGACAAAGTAACCAACCAAAAGCAGGCTGTGGCTATTGCCATGTCTGAAGCTGGCATGAAACAGAAGAGCAAATAATGGCAACCCTGTTAGTTAATCGTGAGTCACAAAACCAGAAGGCGCAGTTTGTTGCGCTGACCCACAAGAACAACGATGGGGAGCAAGTAATTGCTGGCGCTGATGCGCCTGTAATCATGGTTGACGTTAACCACCAGCGCAACCATGATGGTCGTGGTTATTTTGCGTACAAGCTTGCGCCTGACTCAGCACCATTGGCAGACAATGCAAGCATCAACATTGTGTTGGCATCCCCATCTGGCGTGTTTCCACATTTGACTGTGGACGCAATGTGTCTTGGAAACGCAGAGCTGTACATCTATGAAGGCGCATCTACCACTGGTGGAACAGCATTCACGCCAATCAACCGCAACCGCAACTACGCCGTCAGCAATCCAAGCCAAGTAGCAATGGTGATCAACCCAACAGTTACATCAGTTGGTACAGAGATTGATGCACAGATTATTCCAGGAGGTTCTGGCAAGAAGTCTGGTGGTGGTACTGCTGGCTCATTGGAATATGTACTGAAGCCATTGACAAACTACTTGTTCCGTTTGACAAACGTGAATGGCACAAGTCATGCCGCATCTATGACAGTGGAATGGTACGAATAAAGGGAAATCATGGAATACGATAAAAAAGCACCAGGCGGGATGCGCCTAAGTCCTGAGCAAATCTTGAAGCGCCAGCAGATAGCGCAAACAAAGAAGGACGAATTCCAGCAACTCTATCAAGATGCATATGAGTTTGCCTTGCCCCAGCGCCAGCTATACGGTGTTTGGGAAGGCGGCGCTGTTGGCTCCAAGAAGATGCAACGTGTCTTTGACTCTACTGCTATCAACTCAACCCAGCGCTTTGCCAATCGCTTGCAGTCTGTCGTGTTCCCACCTCAGCGCAAGTGGGCCAAGCTAGAAGCTGGTAGCCAGATTCCGTTTGAGAAGAAGGCTCAGGCTCAGGCCATTTTTGACCAGTACTCAGATGAGATGTTCACCGTCCTCAAGCAGTCAAACTTTGACATTGCCATTGGTGAATTCTTGCTGGACTTGGCTGTGGGTACGGCCTGCATGATGGTTCAGCCTGGTGACGATGTAAACCCCATCAACTTCATCCCTGTGCCACTGTTCTTGGTGAGCTACGAAGAGGGTGCAAATGGTCAGGTGGACAACGTCTACCGCCGTATGCGTATGAAGGGCGAGGCTATCCAGCGCCAGTGGCCTGATGCCGAGATCCCAGAAGAGATGGCTAGACGCATTGAGAACAAGCCAACAGATGAGATCGAACTGTTGGAGGCCACCATCTATGACGCAAACCGTGGTGACTATTGCTACCATGTGATTGACCGTGTCAGCAAGAACGAGATTGTCTACCGCCGCCGCAAGATGTCGCCATGGGTTATCAGCCGCTACATGAAGGTGGCTGGTGAGATCTATGGTCGTGGGCCATTGATTACCGCCCTGCCCGACATTAAGACGCTGAACAAGACCAAAGAGTTGTTGCTCAAGAATGCATCCTTGGCTGTGGCTGGTGTATATACAGCGGCAGACGATGGCGTGTTGAACCCCAACACCGTCAAGATTGTCCCTGGTGCGATCATTCCAGTGGCTCGAAATGGTGGGCCACAAGGCGCTGCCCTGCAACCATTGCCCCGATCAGGCGACTTTAACGTCAGCCAGTTGATCATCAATGACATGGTTCAGAACATCAAGCGCATCTTGCTGGATGAATCGTTGCCGCCAGACAACATGAGCGCCCGATCTGCCACTGAGATCGTGGAACGCATGAAAGAACTGGCTCAGAACTTGGGTTCAGCCTTTGGTCGTCTGATCAATGAAACCATGATCCCGCTGGTTGCCAAGATCCTAGAGGTCATGGACGAGCGTGGACTGATCGACATGCCTTTGCGGGTCAATGGGCTGGAGGTTAAGGTTGTGCCTGTGGCTCCATTGGCTATGGCGCAGAACATGGAAGAGGTCAACGCCATCATGCAGTTCATGCAGATTGCCCAAGGACTGGGTACGGATGGTCAGTTGGCTATCAAGAACGATGTGCTGGTGGATTACTTGGCTGACAAGCTGGGTGTGCCAGCGGCTGTCAGGAACACAGCGGCTGAACGTGCTGTGCTGATGGAAGACATGCAAGCCCAGCAGATGCAACAGGCTATGGCTATGCAACAACAGATGGCTATGCAAGCCCAAGGCGCACTGCCAGCGCCAGCAGGGGCAGCTTAATGTCTTGGGAAGAGCTAGAGGCCATAGGCCAGCCTACCGATGTCAGGGAAGTCGAGCAAAAGAGGGAAGACCTTGCCAGACTTACCCTGCGTGTCTTTGGCACTGAAGACGGCTTAAAGCTGCTCCAGTGGCTCAAGGATATGTATGTGAATGTGCCTGTTGCCGTGCCAGGTACTGACTCTTCACACGCCTATTTTGCCGAAGGGCAGAGGACGGTGGTGAGGGAAATTGAAGCACGAATTAACCTAGCGAGGAAAATTTGACCACTGAAGCAACAACTGACCAACCCGCATCCAGCGGCCTATTGGACAATGTGCAAGTGACTGATGAAAGCACTCCATCAAACCCACAAGCCGTAGAGATTAACCACCGATCTGACACCACTGCGGCAACCAGTACAGCCCCTACAGGCGGTGATGAACCCCTAGAGCGGCCTGACTTCTGGCCTGAGAACTTCTGGAAGAAAGACTCCAACGAGCCTGATCTGGAAGGTATTGCCAAAAGCTGGTCAGACTTGCGTAAGCAAATCAGCCAAGGCAAGCACAAAGCGCCAACAGACGGAAAGTACGATACCAAAGCCTTTGGCGACAATGCTGAAGACAACCCCATGGCTAACACCCTGACTGGTTGGGCAAAGGACAATGGGCTGTCTCAGGCGGCTTTTGACGACTTGGTCAACAACCTACAGACTCAGGCTCAGGAGATCATGGGCGGGGATATGGTAGACCCAGCTCAGGAACTGAAAGCCCTTGGCCCCAATGGGAAAGCCATGGTAGACGGCATGGTGAACTGGGCTAGGGGATTGGTCAACAAGGGAGTCTGGTCAGCAGATGACTTTGAAGAGTTCAAGATCATGGGCGGCACAGCTCGTGGAATCAGGGCTTTGATGAAGGTCAGGGAGTCCTACGAAGGTCGAATCCCAATTGATTCAGCCCCCCTGCCTGGTTCGGCTTCTAAGGATGAGCTGTACCAAATGGTGCAAGATCCTAAGTACAAGACTGACCCTGCCTACCGCCAGAAGGTCGAGAAGATGTTCCAAGCAACATTCCGATAAGATCTCCAAGGCAAGCAGTTGCCCTTTGCCCCTACTTGCGTGGGGGCTTTTTTTCGCCTATACTCAACCCCGTCAAGCATTGCGGCAAGACATTTAGAACCCTTTGGCTCTAGCTTTCTATCCCTTTTTGGGACACGCCGCAATGTGGAAAGCTGGAACCAGAGGGTTTTTGCTTTCCCGACTCGGGAACTATGCGGCACGTCGGTGGTAGAACCTTAAATAACCCTGTTACACGAGCAAGCCAGAGCGGGGATGGTGGGCTAAGAATAGAGCCAGGTGGTAGGTCAGCAATGACTGCAAGTCTGTTCAGTGTGATGCGATGGCATGGCTCCGTAGGGCATACATCGAAGCACAGGCGAACTGTTGGTTTTGACCACGGTAAGGCTGTGCTTTGCTCAAACATTCACCATAGGGCATTTATAGAGATTAGATTAAATAAGTGTTGACAGGTGTTAAGAACTGATATATATAATGTCTACATAGGCATATCTGGTAACAGACCCTTAACCGCAGTGGATGCTGTAGATTGGCTGGCTTAACCAGCAAGCATTCGGCCCTGACTCTCAGGCTTACCGTGGCGAGAACCCTGATCAATTAACTAAACGAGGTATCCAAATGAGCGTTTCTCTTTCCAACGCCTTTGTTACTCTGTTCGATGCGGAAGTCAAGCAAGCTTACCAAGGTAAGGCAATGCTGGTTCCAGCGGTTCGCCAGCGTCGAGGAGTCGAAGGTTCTACTGTCAAGTTCCCTAAAGTGGGTCGTGGTGTTGCCACTGCTCGTGTTCCCCAAACTGATGTCACCCCTCTGAACGTAGCATTCAGCACCGTCACTTGTACGTTGGCTGATTTCAATGCTGCTGAGTACAGCGACATCTTCTCTCAAGCTAAAGTCAACTTTGACGAGCGCCAAGAATTGGTGCAAGTTGTTGCTGGCGCTATGGGCCGCCGTCAAGACCAGATGATTCTGGACGCATTGGGCGCTTCCAGCACCAGCTTGACTGTTGCTAACAGCATTGGTGGTTCAACCACCAACATGAACGTAGCCAAGCTGCGTGAAGCCAAGCGTTTGTTGGACAAAGGTAATGTGCCACCTGATGGTCGCAATATCATCATCCACGCAAATGGCTTGTCCAACTTGCTGTCTGAAACCAGCGTTACCAGCTCCGACTTCAACAGTGTGAAAGCATTGGTGCAAGGCGACATCAACACATTCTTGGGATTCACATTCCATGTGTTGGGTGACCGCTCTGAAGGTGGCTTGGCAATTGATGGTTCTTTGGATCGTACTTGCTTTGCATTCCACAAGGATGCAGTTGGCTACGCCGAAGGTCTTGCCATGCGTACTGAGATCAACTACATCGCTGAGAAGACTTCTTGGTTGGTGAATGAGGTTTTCAGTGCTGGCGCTATCGCCATTGACGATGAAGGTATCGTCAAGATCACCTGCCGTGAAACTTAATCTAGGAGAACAACATGGCATTTTCAGCTACAGGCTTTAACACAATCGGCGGTCAATCCAAGGCTGGCAACGCTCCTGCAATCTATACCTACTCTAGTGCTGACGCTCAAAGCGTTATCCGTGCTTCTGGGTATTTCAATGCAGTGGCTTCCATCCTCAAGGTTGGCGACTTGATCTTCTGCTACTCGGCAACTGGTGGCACTCCTGTAATGTCTACCGCTTATGTGAATTCAAACACAGGTACTGTGGTTGACATCACTGACGGTGTGACCGTTACTGCAACTGATACTGATTAATCAGTAGTCAACTGAGTAGGCCATCTTCTGGGGATTCTCGGAGGATGGCCTTTTTTACATTGAGAGGTTCAAATGGCAGCAGGCGACACAGGAATTTCAATTTGCTCAGATGCATTGATCATGCTGGGAGCCAAGGCTATTACGTCTTTCAATGATGGTACTGACGAGTCCAGCACTTGTGACCGTTTGTATAGCGACATTCGAGATTCCACGTTGGCTACCTATCCGTGGACATTCAGCACTAAAAAGATTCAACTGGCGCAGTTGTTGACAGCACCTACTTCCGTGTGGAAGTACCAGTACCAATTGCCTGGTGACAAGATCTCCAACCCTCGTGCTGTGTACAACTCAGCCACCCCTAGCAGTCCAGTGCAAAAGGACTGGGAGATCCAAGGCGATGTCTTGTTGACCAACTTGACCAGCGTCTACATTGACTACCAGTACAGCGTTGGCGAGTTTGCCATGCCGCAGTACTTTGTCCAATTGCTCAAGTACATGATGTCTTGGCACTTGGCAATGCCCATTACCGAACAAACAGACAAAGCCCAGTACTGGCAACGTGTTGCCGTTGGCGATATTTCAGAGAATGGTCGTGGCGGGTACTTCCGCACAGCCATGCAGATTGACGGACAGAACAACCCAGTGCGGGTGATTGAAGATTATTCTCTTATTGCTGTGAGGAACTGATGGCACGTTTTGTTGACGTAACCACAAACTTCTCCACAGGAGAGCTTGATCCTTTGCTCCGTGCAAGGGTTGACCTTGCTACCTATGCCAATGCGCTTGCAAAGGCCACAAACGTCCTGATTCAACCCCAAGGTGGCCTGCGCCGTAGACCAGGCTTAAAACACATCCTAGAGCTTCCAAACAGCAGTACCCCATCTGCTGGCAATGGTGTGCGCTTGGTTCCGTTCCAGTTCTCTGTGGACGACAGCTACATGCTGTGCTTTACCCACCAGCGCATGTACGTCATCAAGGCTGGCGCTGTGATTGCCAACATCAATGGCACTGGCAACAACTACCTGACCACCACCGTCACATCCAGCATGGTTGATGACATGTGCTGGACTCAGTCTGCTGACACGCTGATCGTTGTCCACCCAGACTTACAGCCAGTCAAGATTGTGCGTGGTGCTTCAGATTCTTTGTGGACAGCAACATCAATCACGTTTGACAGCATCCCAAAATATGCTTTCACGATAACCACCACCAACCCAGCAGCGACACTGACACCCAGCGCCGTGTCTGGCAATATTACTTTGACGGCATCTGCTAGCGTCTTTACCGCAGGAAGTGTCAACCAGTACGTCAACGTGTCGCCACAGGGTCGGGCAAGGATCATTGCCTACACTAGCGGAACCGTGGTTAGCGCCATTACAGAATACCCATTCTTTAGCACCGCAGCAGTTGCAAGTGCTAGTTGGGAGTATGAGTCTGGCTATGAAGATGTGTGGTCGTCTGGCAAGGGCTGGCCTCGCACCGTTACTTTCCATGAAGGTCGCCTGTACTTTGGTGGCTCCAAGTCTCGCCCATCTACCGTATGGGGTAGCAAGATTGCGTTGTTCTTTGACTTTGTGCCAACAGAGTCTTTAGACGATGACGCAGTTGAAGCTACGTTGGACACCAATGATTTGAACGTCATTACTGACATCATCAGTTCTCGTGACTTCCAAGTGTTTACCACTGGTGGTGAGTTCTATGTTCCTCAAGCTAACACAGATCCAGTTACCCCACTAACATTCATCTTTAAGAACGTCAGCAGAAATGGCATCAAACCTGGCACTCGTGTGCAATCTGTGGACTCTGGCTCTGTGTATATACAGCGCCAAGGTAAGTCGCTCAATGAGTTTGTGTTCTCTGACACCCAGTTGACGTACATCACCCAGCGCATCTCGCTGTTCTCAGGTCACTTACTGAAGAACCCAGAGCGTATTGCTTTGCGCCGTGCGTCCAGCACTGAGGACGCTGACTTGCTGTTGATGACCAATACACAAGATGGAACCATGGCGGCATTCAGTGTCATGCGCTCACAGCAAGTAACCAGCCCATCTGAGTTCACAACCGATGGCAGATTCTTAGATGTTGGCGTAGATATCACCAACATATACACAGTTACCAAGCGCACATTCAACTCTGTTGACAGGTATTTCGTTGAGTTGTTCACAGATACCCTGTTTACAGATTGTGCGTTTATCGGTGGTGCAGCGGCAAGTGCTAGCAGTTTGCCTCACATTGGCAAGGCGCTGAACGTGATCACTGATGGCGTGGTGCAGTTTAATGAAACTGTCAGCGGTGGTGGATCCGTGACGTTTGACCGTGCCAGCACAACATCGTATGAGGTTGGATTGCCAATCACTGTGTACGTCAAGACAATGCCTGTTGAGGTCAAGTTGCAGACTGGCTCTCGTTTGTCTTTCAAGAAGCGCATTGTGGAGATCAGCCCAATCGTGAAAGACACACAGCACCTGATCATCAACAACCAGCCAGTGGCTTTTAGGTTGTTTGACAATCCATTGCTTGATGACCCTGAGCCAACCTTTACTGGAGTTAAGCGTGTGAACGGCGTACTTGGCTACAGTAGAGAACAATCCATTGAAGTACAACAAAATCTGCCCTTGAAAATGACCTTGCTTGGCTTGGACTACAGGGTGGCAGTACATCCAGGGACATAAAAAATGGCAACAAGTTACGAAGCAGCAGCAGGATTTATCAGCGCCTATGGGCAATCAGAAGCCCAGAAAGCTGAGGCTATTAATCAGCAGACTGGCTATCTTGTACAGGCTCGTGACAACCTTGCCATTGCCAGTGTCCGTGCCGACATGGACAACCAGTACGCTGAGATCCAAGCTGGTCGCACACTGAAGAAAGCTGAGAACGAAGCGATGAACTACCAGATCGCTGGGAACTCACTGCTCAAGAATCTGCGGTCAGCCAATGCTTCTATGAGAGCAAGGGCGGCGGCAAGCGGCGTAGTTGTTGGTGAAGGCTCCTTTGCCGCTGTTGCTCGTGAGAACGTAGCGGCAACCATGCGTGACGTTGGCATTGCCGACTTGAATGCATTGACAGCCAAGGTGCTTGGCTTTGAAGATGCAAGCGCATTGTTACAGTCTACCCAGTACCAGACATTCTTGAATAACTTTACCGCACAGCGTCAGGCTGGTCAGTACGAGATGGCGGCTTCTGCTGCTCGTGAAAGAGGCAATTTGTTGTCTAGTTATACATTGGTAAAAGGCGGCATGGACTTTGCTAAGACCTATACGCCATCAACACCTAAGAAAGTAAAGTGATGGCTACAAGAATTGAATCAGGACAAATTCAACTGCGTAGTGCTGGCGGTGTTCCTATACAACAGACACAGTTACAAGCTGTTGATCAGATTGGATTTAGAGCGCAAGCACAAACGGCTGGAACATTAGGCCAAATTCTTGATCGCATGAGTACAAACTTGTTTGAAGAAGCTGGCAAGAAAGCTCAAAAACAAGCACTGACAGATTATTTTGAAAACTACCGTGTCACAGACAAGCAGATTGAAGATGCAAAAAATGGCATCCCTGTTGACTTTGCATTAGGCAAAGGATTCAGCATCTACGACATTGCTTTGCAAAAAGCTCGTAGCTATGAGTTGTCTGGTCGCTTTGAGGTAGAGGCAAAGAACGAACACAACAAAATCTATGATCAGATTTTTAACAATCAGATTTCCGTTAAAGATGCCGCTGCCAAGATGAGCAGTGTGACTGAGGGTTTTAGCCGTGTTCTTGGCAAAGAAGATGGTGAAGCCGCTTTGAAGTTTGTCAGCTCAATGGGCATGCATGCTTCTGTAATTATGGAAAAGGGTTTTGATCTAGAGTCAAAACGCAAAAAAGAACAAGACATTGTGACTATGAGACAAGCTTTAATGAATGACATTAAGCTTATCCAACCAGCTTTAGACAACCCAGTTGAGTTTGATAAAGATGGAAACGCACGTTCTGTCAATGTTAAATTTGACGCAATACGCTTAAAGCTTGATCAGTTTGGAACTCTTCTTGGTGGCAGAGAAGAAGGAGCTAAGTTAGCAAAACAATGGAGTGATGCTGTTGTTGAAGGAAAGATCAGCGCCATATCCATGGAGCTAATGAAAGAAGAATATCTTGCAGACAGCAGAAATACATTTAACAACTTGTTACTTGGCAATTTGCGTCCAGATGAAAAAGGGATGCCAAACAAAAAAGATGTCATCTTGCAAGAATTGAAGAATACAGATGCTGTTGCTTACCAGAAGGTTTTGAACAACTTTTCCACAATGATTGATCAGCGCACTAAAGGCATTGACAACGCATTGAAAGAAGACAAACGTGCTGGCGATGTTATTCTGAAAGCAATCTACGAAAGCACAGATGCAAACACTCAACAGCAACTGTTTAAAGCTTTAAAGGGTCTTGCTGTTTCTCCAGAAACAATTGTTACAGCTCGTAACTTCATCACAAGCGATGATGCTACTGGGGTGCAGCGTGACGACTTAAATCAGTTTGCTGCTATTTCTCAGCGTATTGCGCTTGGTCTTGCAAGTAGTGATGAAGTGATCAACGCAAAAGGTTTGACAAGAGCAACTAAAAAAACGTTTCTTACGCAACTGACTAATCCATCTGACGACCTTGGGTTTGGTGTACAGCAAATTGGTTTGTCTGTAGGAATTCGTTCTGATAAGTTGCCTCCTGAAATGGAATCTCCAAAAGCTCGTCAAGCTGCTGAAGAAACTCGCAACAGATTGGTTCTTGATCTTTACACATATGCACGAACACCAAATGAAAAAGGTTTCTTGCCATCACCACCAGAAGTTCGTCAAAGAGGCATTGACCTTGCGGCTAGTGCCAAAAAAGTTATGGCTCCATACTTCGGAATAGTAGCTACAGATGAGGCAAAAGTAGCTACGGGACAATTGCGAGAACTTGTTGGTGTTGATTTAAATAATGATGCTGCTGTTGAAGCGGCTTTTACAAAAGCCGTAGCCAGAAAAGCAGATAGTGTGAGCATTCGTGCCGCAAGAGCGGCTGTTGACGCATATAAAGAAAATATGCGAAAGCAAAAAGAAAGTGAACAATGATCACAAAACGCCCATCAATTGAAGACATTTACAACCATGATTACTTTATGGCAACGCCTGGTGTGCGCCAAGGGTTGTTAGAACGTGCAAGCATGGGCGATCCTGAGTTGACAACTGAGATGACTGATGACGGCGAAGTGGTGTACTACAACGCACCACATGGCGAATCAATCGCAATTGGTAGACCAATTTTGCTGGCTATGGGTGGAAGCGGAGCTGGTCAGGCTCGTACAGATGCGCCTATGTCTGAAGCTTTTATGGGGTTGGCTGATACATTGGCGGCTCCAGTTAAAGGTGCTACTCAAGGGTTTATTGGATTGCCTGGTGATCTGGAAAGTCTGTCTCGCTTGATTGTTAATGCCATGGGTGCAAATGTTCCAGAAGGAACTGTGCTTCCAAAAACTGAAGATGTAAAAACGTGGCTTGACAAAAACGTAGGTAAAGTTGGCGATGGCAAACATCCTATGGAAACCGTTGGTGAGTTTCTGGCTCCTGGTGGCTATGTCAAAGGCGCAAAGACTATAGCAAATGTTAAAAAGCCTATTGCCGCTACAGCCGCTACAGCCGCTACAACAACAACAGGCGAAACAACACAAGATTTGGAGAATAAATAATGGCTATTCAACCGCTTGAGCAACGTCTTGATAGTTTGCTCCCCAAGGGAGAGCCTAAAGATGAGCCAACTGAAGTTGACATGGCTAATCCTATGGAGCAACCACAGTCAGAAGGTGTGCAGGTTGCTGGCTTAGGCTCTGGTTTAGAAGCACTATTTCAGACGGGCAGAGTAATTGGGAAGGCAATTACTACTCCAGCTCAAAAAGTAGATACATCAATGGATGATGCCGCTGCGCTTGCTTCACAAAAAGCTGTGCAAGATGCCGCAATTGCCGCAGAAAAGAAAAGCACACCTGGCGCTGTACAAGCCGTTAAGAAGGCTTTGAAACCAAAGCGCAAAAAAGGTGAGCCTGTTGTTGAGCAACCGATTGCACCTGCTACTTCGAAAGAAATGCAAGAGGCCATTGCAAAAGCAGATGAGGTTGTTGAAGCTGTTACGCCTACATATGAAGAAACAATTGGCATCATTAAGACTGCAACACCAGAGCAAGCTGACAAGTTCTTAAATGGAACTGATGTGCCAGCGATAGGCATTGATTTCAATTTTTCCAAGATTCAAGATCCTAC